CTGCTAATCCTGCTGCTTTACCAAATACGGCAAAACTTGAAGATGCTTGAATTGCTTGTTGCTTTGTCTGTCCAAAGGCTTTGGCTGCTTTACTAGCAAATGCTTCGATCTCATCTGCACCATCGCCAAAGATTACTTGTGATTTAGAAACTTCTTCTGCTAGATCTGAGGCTGCTTTAACTGCATCTACGCCGATCTTTACTGCCATTCCAGCAGCTGCAACGGCTGCTAATTTGAAAGCAGCAGCAGCCTTGTTACCAAACTTCTCCATGCCAGTTGCAGCGACTTCAACATCGCCATTTGCTTCATTTAACTTCTTCTTAAGATCATCAACATCAGCAAGGATGGATAACTTAAGGGTACGATTACCAGTTGCCATTATGCCCACTCCTTAAGGATGCGATCAAAGGCTGCTTCCCACTTGTTCACTAATTCAGGCTGAATTCTGCGAAGGGTTGGATAGATAAACCATCCTCGACTACCTCTGCCTTGCCGTCCACTATATGTAGGGAACTGTTTGAATTTATTTGAACCAAACTCATAACCACCCCATAAGGATTGCGTTGTAGCACCACCTGAAAACTTTTGACGTGCGAAGCCGTAAGAGAACTCACCAATTTTTGAGGATTTGCTGATCGATACGCCATCCGCAATTCTTTGCGCTGCCTTTGTGCCTTTAGTTCTGCCAGATGCTGCTTGTTTAATTTCTTCTGATGCAAAATACGCCAGCGCAGCAGATTGACTTCGTGCCTCATCTGTTGCCTGATCGTCCATCGCTTTGAACGCTTTAAGGATATTTCGGATATCGGAGCGGTCATACGCAATTTTAACATCACTCACTTCCGCTCCTTTAATATCTCGATCGCAGTTAATATATCTTCTGCGGTTGTCCATTCACTCATTGGTATTTGAGTGGCTATTGCCACTTGAACCAGTAAGCGACTTACGCTTCCTTCTGGATGACTTTTGGGTCATCACCATCACCGACAATTACGTCCGCAACTGTTTCCATCCAGGCATCCATTGGCTTGACTGGTTTGTTGCCTGCAATAGCACGCTTATGGGCATGATAAGCAAGAAACATAAGATCCCAGATACCAAGTTTTTCGCCTGCTTGTCCAATGGTGTTTCCTGTCTGTTTCTCCCATTTTGCCCACTCAGGAGGTTGGGCTATGTAAGTGGCTTGCTCTCCTGAGTTATATTCAATTGTGATTGGTAATTTCATTTGTTTGCTCCCGTTTTTTTAATTAGGCGAATGATTCCGCTGGCACTCCGATAACCTGGAATGATAAAGATACAGTCTGCGCATCTGGTGCAGTTCCACCAGCTGATGGCCAAGTTGGTAATACTTGGAAAGTAAATACCGCTCCAGTGTTAGCTGTAAATACTGTGTTGATCCCAGTGTTTGGTGATGATTCTGCTGCTGACCAAAGAATCTCGCATAAAGATCCAGTTGCGCCCCAATCGGCTAGCATCTCGACATCGAATACGAAATCGTTGTCAATAACTTTATAGGATTTTCCGTCTAGTGTTTCATAGACTTGACGATCCATTGATCCAGTAAGTGTTGCTGTTGTTGCTTGTGCATCGAAATTATTACCGCCAATAGTGAAGGTAATATCGCGACCGGTAATAACTGTCGTTGGCATTTTGCTCCTTAGATTGTTCTTGTGTAATAGGTAGAAACTCTCACGTCTGCAATTAGCAGAGTGCTCGCTCCAACTTGTGTAACTGTTGGTCTTTCGACCGAGCTGACGATGTACCCTACTGGGATCACTGCCAGAACGCTGATTATTAGTTGCTCGATATTATCCAAAGATGCTGGATTACTGTTATATGCAACGGCAACTGTGATGGTCATATTGATCTTAGCTCTAATGTTGGATTTGCTTATTGTTTCAAATTCAAGGTACGGCGAATCTGGCACGCAGACCACTGCTGGCGGAATTACTGATTCTGGTACAAAACTGTAAACATTACCTGCAACGCTGCCTAGAGCTGTTGCTAAAGGTGTTCGGACTTGCTCAAGGATTGTCTGATTAGGCATTATTGAGCCATACTTTCAACATCAATAAAAGGCCCTAACAAGCCAACGCATCGATTAAATAATGATCTGCCCATCCTAAAAGGTGTTGCTGTAAAATCTACGCCTTCGATCTGACCTCCTCCTGCGAGGCGAGATTGAAATACTTCTAAAGATACTGCGAAGGTTGCTGAGCGAACTGGTTGGTTGCCAACATAAGTTGCAGCAGCTGTAAGGGTTGCAGTTCCTGATGGAATGATATTTGCGCTCGCCACATTTGCGTTTGTAATGGCGCATGAGAATGTATATTGTCCAAGATTATCTGCAAGGATTGTGTGTGTTCCATTGTAAGGTGCTCCACATCCTGCGATGACTACTGATTGACCTTCAGTAAATTCATGAATGCCTAAAGTGGTGAAAGTTGCTACATTTGATTCTAGTTCAGCCTCTTGAATAGGGCTTTTGAAAGAAACCAACATTGGAAGGATCACGCCTTCTGCGGTATCAATAATTTCATTCAAATAACTGTCGGAATAAAGAGATGAAGATACGCCAAGCACTGATCGCAACTCGGTGGCTGTGATAATTGATGGCATATCTTCCTCTCTAAACTCCCATTAAAAGATGCCTGAGATCGGGAGCAACCCCAGGCACTGACTTAGTTAAATCAGATCTGTAGTGCGCGGAATGCTGCTGGGTAGCGATTAACTACTGCAACGTATCCGTAAAGACCGATCTCAACGCGACCATTTGCAACAATGTTTGCACGAAGTTCAAATGTTCCGCTCTCATGGAATCGCATAGCCATTGTTGGATAAACAAGACCAACCTTGACTCCTGCAGTTCCACCTGTGTAGTTAGCATCTACAACAAGGTTTAATCCAGCAACTGTTCCTGCTGTTGAACCTTGAGTAATTAAGCCAGCTGCATTTTGTGGGGCTGCTGCTGCGAATAGTGGGCGGTTAGCACCATCTACTGCACCAAGTAATCCTGAGAAATCGATTCCATCGTTTCCGCCAGATGTTGCAACCAATAGGTTGTTTGGTGTTTGACGCATTACGCCAAATGAATCAGCAATACCTTTTGCGATTGCTGTGTAAATTGTAGTTCCAGTTGAATCTGAAGATCCATCTGCTGCAATTTTTGCAGCATACTCGTCTGTCTTTTGTGCATATGATGCAGCTAACTCACGTACAAGAAGATCTAAGAATGATGGGTCTGAACGATCCAATAATTCTACGTTTACAACGTTTGCGCCTGCAAACTTAACGATGTTATCTTCTTGAAAAGTAACTACTGTATCAACTGAACCAAACTCTGCACCCTCAGCTGTTAAAGCCACTGCTGCTTGGGTTCCTAATTTTGGCGTGAATACCTTGAGGCCACTTGCAGGAAGCGGGGCGCGCTCGATGCTATTAATAAATGGTCTTGATGAATCAATTACGCCAATTACATCGCGTAAGTAATTAGGTGGAACCATTCCTGTGTTTTCAGAAACAGTTGAGATTTGTAATGCTGCAACTAGGTCGCGAGCATCTTGATCTCCGCTTAGTGCACGAATCTGTGCACCTACATATTGTCCTGCAGTAACATTTGTATCAACACGTGGCTTTGTGTAAGCAACGTAATTTGCTGTTACTACGGGAGTGGTTTGAGCCGCTTCTACCGCTTCGGATGCGATAGGGGCTTCAGAATTAACTTCTGACACTTTGTCCTCCTGTGGTTGTTCATCCGTAGCGGTTGCTTCGGAATTCTCTGCTTCTGCAGCTGCTACTTCTGTAACACGTGCAGAATCAATTGCTGGCTCTGTAACCAGGCTTACTTCTTGCAAACTAGATGACTTAATTCTCAAAACGCCATCTTCGTTTTTCCACTCGTTGATTTTTACACCAACTGAAAATCCATCTCTTAAACCTTCTGCAGCTTCTAATAAAGAATCATCGCCAGCGATTGTTGCTGCTACTTTGAAAGTTGCCTCAATGCCTGTTTCGTCAGCTGTAATGTCCATTAAGCGAC